ATGACGCTGCGCGATGCACTGCTTAATCTCGCCAACACGATTTTAAATGCAATTATCCAGCTTGAGGCTAAGCGACTTGCTATGCAGTTAACCGGTGCGGGAAGCAGCCTTTTAGGCTCCATCGGCAGTGCAGTGGGTGGGGCGCTTACCGCCGCAACCGGCGGCTATATCCGCGGTCCGGGCACCGGCACATCGGATTCTATCCCTGCCCGCTTATCGGACGGGGAGTATGTAGTGAAAGCGGCGTCTGTGGCGCACTACGGTGTGGGATTTATGCATGCCATTAACCGCCGCCAATTGCGCTCATTTGCACAAGGCGGTCCGGTATCGGTGCCCCCGCTGCCAAATTACCGTGAGCCCGGCTTAAGTCAATCGCTGCGTGAAGGGCGCAGTGGTGCGCAAGTGGTGGCATCGCCGGTTAGTATCCAGCAAACGCTGGCTGTTGACAGTGCGGAGCTGTTTACCGCGGGGATTAACACAAACGCCGGCGCAAAAGCGGTATTAACCTTGATTCGCGCAAACAAAGAGACATTAAAACAAGATTTTAGTTGAGGTAACTATGGCATATAAAACCGGCACCGCCAAAAATGAGCGCGATTTGCTTGATATTTTAAACACATTTTTAACTACCGACCCTAAGCTTACAGCAAACGGGCAGGCATGGACGCTGTTGTTTGACCGCACATTGCCCGCCACCGCAACGGAAGCCGAGCGCCGCCAAATTACGTGGAAATCCACCGGAACGGGCATCGGGCAAGATATTTATATTGGCGCCGAAACCATCAACAACATTGCGCAGGATACTTACAACATTAACTTTTACGGCGGCACCTTTTTTAATCGGTCAATGGTAACCAATCCGGTGTTTACCAATGGGATTGTTAATCGCTCGCCCGGCGTGGCGTTATGTGCCAATGGGCGCGATTTTGCTTATCACATGGTAGCCGATGGTCGTCATTTTAAACTGCTGACCGTGATCGAAAAGGTTTGTTGCACCGCTTATTGCGGGTTTGTTTTGCCTAATGTGCCGCCGACCGAATACCCTTATCCGCTTTGTATCGCAGGCTGTGCCCAGGCGGGACTGACCCGCTTTTCGGTAGCCAATGATGATATTTCTTCTATTTCGTCCGCGCGCAACAAAAATTGCTGGTTACTGACACCGGACCAAAGCTGGCGCGATTTTGTCTACAGTGATTCCGCGCGCGGTAAAAATGCCGACAGTACCAAGCAAGGCATCCACCCGATTTACAGTAACGCAATAGCCAATAAAGACATATTAAGTAAAATGGCGGCGGTTAATAATCACTATCCGCTCACTCAGGTAGAGCTTTACTCCACCGCGGAATCATCGCAAGGCATGAATCGTTGGGGGCAATGGATGGCATCTACTGGCTGCCCGGCATCGGTACATTAGCATTGGATACAATCAAAACTAAGGATGGACGCAAGCTTATCGTGTTTAACGACGCCTATCGGGTGACAACTACCAGTTATTTTGCAATGGAGATCGAATAATGGCTTATCAAACCGGCACCGCCGGCAATATCGCAGCCCTTTTTGAAAAATTAGCCGATTTTATTAAACCACTTAATTGGCAGGTGGTGCATCAATCGGCGGACAAGCTTTATCTGGAGCAGCTTAAAACACATAAATTTTGGGCAATTGAATACCAGCCAACGCCGGGCAGAGTCGAGCGTAAAGATGTTATCTATATTATGCCGTGCAGCGCAATTGATAAAGATAAAGGCGCTCTTGAACAACCCGGCAGCCCGAATCAAAAAGGCAATGCAGAAAATCAGATGGAGACCTCGGTCAATCTTTTTAGCGACGGTCCGTTTGTCAGTTACGATTTTATGGCAACGGAAGACTATATCCACGTCGTTTTTGAGCGCGAAGCGCGATTGTATCGTCATTTTGGTTTGGGTCAATTAATTAAAGATATTGATTTTGAGGGCGGAGAATATGCTTACGGCACATGGCTTTATAGCGAAAATGAATCGCGCAATAACTCCAATTTGTGCGTCTACGGCATGGGTCAGGGCTATGATATTTATTCGTCCGTACTTCGAGCGGAGGCGCTAGCCGGTGAAAGCCGCAGCCCGTGGTATTTTTGCGGTGCCAACCGAGCCGACAATACCACTGCGGGCGTGCATTTTTTCGGCACTAACACCGGTGCGATGTTAGGCCGCTCTGTCGGGCATACTGCCGATGATGTGCTAACCGCCATCTCAAACTCAACCTTGGGGCAGGTGGTGATGCCGAATCCCAACGTCATCACCGCGCATTTGCGCAATGATACTTACGCCCGCTTGGGCATTGTACCTGACCGTTATCATGTAAACATGTACGGCATCATCCCGCGCACAATCTTAACCATTAATGCTCAAAAATGGTTAATTATCCCGGCGAGCGGCTATCACAACGATTTGGATTGGCGGGTTAAAGAGTTGCCGGATTCGAGCGGACGCCATGGTGTCGCCTATCGGCTTGTGGAGTAAGTGATGGCAGCGCATCAGGGTTATTTTTTAACTAAGCTTAACGCCGGTACGGCATTATTTAAAACCGGACTGGTCACCTACCGCAGTGATAAATGGCGGATTAAAGCCCCGTTTAAAGTCTATAACGCGCATTTTATCGGCAATCAAGAAGCGGATGTTACGCACCAATCGGGCGGTTATATCACGCCCAATTTTTACCTTGATTTATATCGCCGCATTGTGGTTATCCCGCACACGGTAAATCTGGGTGCAATCTCTACCGACCAGACCTTTAACGTGCAAATTTGGAACGCCAACCGCAGTGCGGTGAAGCTTTTATCGGTGTCTGTTGTCGGCGGCGAGGGGATTAAGTTAGAGGGTCCGACATCAGGCATATTTAACCCGCTGGCGCTTAAAAAATGGACGGTTAAGGTTGGCATGCAGGGCCCGCCCACTATTGATTGCGTGGTTACCTTTAATTTTTTGGGCAAAAGCGCGGTTACGCTGCGCATTATAGGCTCGCGTTCAACGGATTGGTCGTTTATGCCCGATTGGTCGCAAGAGGTGACCGAAAATCTGGAGTGGCTCACATCGGTACATCAATCGGTCACCGCCGCAGAGCAGCGCATTGCCCGCCGTCTGTCGCCGCGCCGTACGTTTGAGTTTAAAGTAAGTTTATCGGATGTTGAGCGCCAGCACTTTGAAGCGGCGCTCTATGGTTATGGCTCGCGCGTATGGTCGGTGCCGATTTTTACCGACAGCGCGCAGTTGTTGCAAAATGTGCAACAGGGCGCCACAGAGCTTGCTATTAACGCCGCAGGCTATGATTTTGCCATCGGCGGGCGCGCGATTTTGATAACAGGAAGCAGTAGAGAAATGGTCGAAATCAGCGCCGTTGAACCAAGTAAAATCAAGCTCAAACGCGCGGTCGTGGGCAATTATGAGCGCACTTTAACCACGGTTTATCCGCTCCGTTCGGCGGTGCTGACCGACATGCCGCAGGTGCGCCGTATAAGTGATGGGGTGTCAACCGCACAAATCCGCTTGCAATTACATGAGCACAACGGCTGGTCTGATGATGTGAGCTATTTGCCGACTTATCGCAATCACCCGGTGCTCGAACCGACATCGGATTGGTCGGAAGACATCACCGCGCAATATGCCAGACTGATTAAAACACTGGATAACAAAACGGGCTTACCGCACTACTTAGACACTGCCAAGCGCGCCATGCAAATCACCGCCCATCGTTTTATTACAACAGGGCGGGAAGAACAACGCAAGCTGCGCAATCTGTTTTATTACCTGCGCGGGCGTCAGCGGGCGATTTGGGTGGCGACATCAAGCACCGATGTGACGCCGGTAGGCGACATTTTGGGCAAAGCCTTAGATATTGCTTACATCAACTACACCGGTGCATTGCAAAAGCAAACGGGGCGGCAGGATGTACGCATTGAGTGCACCGACAATCGCATTTTTTACCGTCGCATTGTATCTTCCGCCGTGGTTGACTCAAGCACCGAGCGGCTGGCATTTGACGGCGACACCATCAATATTAAGCAAAATGAGATTTTAAAGATTTCATTTTTGACCCTCTCCCGCTTGGAGAGCGACACGGTGAGCTGGGTGCATCATACCGACGCCGATGGCACGGCAACGGTTAACGTGAGCTTTCGCGGGGTGCGTGATGAACTTGAGCCGTAACTGTTAATTTAACCGCACTTTAAACCCCATTTAAACCGGATTTAAACAGGATTTAAACATGAGCTATTTAGACAAGACGCATTCTATTGCCGATGGTCAGCCCGTCGATTTGTATCAATTTGTGCGCGGCGAGAACGAAAAAATCTGGCGCTTTTGTAATGCCGACAAAGACTTAGAGATTAACGGTCAGCAGTGGCTTGCCACCGCCATCGCCGACCAACGCGACGGTAATAGTGAGGGCAAAATTACAATTAAAATCCCGAGCAATAACCCGGTGGCGCGTCTGTATCGCGGACTGCCGCCAAGTCAAACGGTCAAGCTTACCATTATGCGGCTAAACTGGGGTGATTCGGAGATTCGCATTGTCTGGGTGGGGACTATTGTGGAGGCTAACCGCCCAAGTATTGAGACTACGCAATTAGTTTCCGCCGGGCTTTCCGAGACCATGGAAAGCGCCGGCTTGCGCTTGACCTGGGGGCGTAACTGCCCTTATACGCTTTACGATACGGATTGCAAAGTCAAGCCCGGTAATTTTGTGGTGGCAGGGCTTACAATCAGTGCGATGGACGGGGCGTCCATTACCGTAAATCTGCCGGCAAACCTGCCACAAGGTTGGTTTAATGCGGGTTTTATCGAGTGGCAGGATGATGGTGTGCGCGAGGTGCGTGCCGTGACCATGCATCAAAATAACAAGCTGACATTGATGGGTGGCACACAAAAGCTTTCAATCGGCACGGTCATTAAAGTCTATCCCGGTTGTGACGGAAGGGCGCAAACCTGTCTTAAAAAATTTAACAATATGCTTAATTTCGGCGGCATTCCGCATATGCCGACCAAATCGCCGTATGACGGTTCACGGGTGTTTTAGGGGGATTTATTATGTTTGCATCAATTGCCTGGGCGGTGGTTAAAATCGTCGCCTATGCCGTTGCCAGTTACTACATTAATCGGGCGTTCGGTAAGCGCGGTAGTAACGAACCGGAGGCGGCAAGCGCCAAGGATTTTAACTTCCCGCAAATCGATGAGGGCACGCCGCAATGCGTGTTTTTCGGCGATTGTTGGACAGAGGATTGGCAGGTGCTGGCCTATGGCAACTACCGCACGAGCGAGATTAAAAAAGGGTAAATTATGGATAACATTACTATCACAATGCAAGACATGCGCCGGGTGGATTTTTGTCCTTCGGGTGTCGAGGCATTTTTTCTGCGTGAGGGCTTGGATTATGCCGATTTTTTACAGCATGGCATTGATTCAGACCTGCTTTTAAATACCGGTAGTGTATTTGCCCGCAAATGTGTTGGTGCGGCACTTGAAGCGCACAAGGGAGATAAATAATGGGCGGTAAAAAAGGCAAGTCGGTGACCGTTGGTTACCGTTATTATTGGGATATTCAAAGCGGCCTCGGGCGCGGTCCGGTGGACGAGATTGTAGAGCTGCGGGTCGATGATAAAACCGCATACGTCGGCAAATCGGGCGAGCTCACGCACTCGCAAGCGATTTATGTTGATAAACCCAACTTATTCGGCGGTGATAACACGGGTGGTGAGGGCGGCATTCAGGGGCGGATGGAAATCCTGATGGGTGAGCCGGACCAAAAGCCCACCCAAATGCTGATTAATCTGCTTAAAGGGGTGTATAACCCGTCGGCGGCAAATAATCAAGCCGGGCGCGGGCGCAAGCGCTTAAAAAAAGACGGGCAGCGTAATAAATTTTTTCAGCATGGCAATGTGACGCCCGGTAATGTGGCAACAGACGAGACTATCCCGGGCTTTCGTGGCATTGTCACTACCGTGTTTTCAGGCCTTATCAGCTGCTATAACGCATATCCCAAAAAACACAGCTACCGTCTGCGCCGTGCCCTCAAAGGCTGGCACAATGGGGTATGGTACCCGGAAAAATGCAAAATCGTGCTGCGTAATGACAATCTCAAAATTAAGGGGGTAACAGCCGAGCAAGAAGAAAATTTACGAGAGATTCATGCCATGAACCCGGCGCATATACTGGTTGAATGCGCCACCAATAAAAGCTGGGGCGGCAGAAAAGAGCTATCGGAGCTTGATTTGGACAGCTATAAAAAAGCGGCAGATACGCTTTATGACGAGGGATTCGGGTTGTGTATCCGCTACAATCGGCAAACCTCAATTAAGGAGTTTATTAAGCAAATCGTTGACCATATTGGCGCGGCGCAATACGACAATGTCGAGACCGGCAAGCAGGCGATTAAATTGATTCGGCAAGACTACAACGTCGCCGATTTGCCGCTGTTTAGCTATGATAACGGGATTGTTGCGGTGCTTGATGATGACAGCGCCGCAACCGATAAGCAGGCAAATCAAATCATCGTCAAATACCGTGAGCCCGTGACAAACCGTGAGGACCAGGCGATAGCCAATAATATTGCTGCGGTGCAAATGCACGGCGTCATCAGCAAAACAGTTGAGTATAAAGGCGTGCCGACCTTTGATCTAGCCGCGCGCCTGGCGCAGCGCGATTTAGAGATGATTGCAAGCGGTCTTACCCGTCTTAAAATCACCTTTGACATGCGAGGCAGTGAGTTGCGCCCTGGTGATGTTATCCGTCTTAATCTGCCGGAGCGCGATATTGTTGATGTGGTATTTCGCATAGGCGAGCTCAAAAACGGCGGCAATGAGGGCGAGATTGTGGCAACCTGCCTGCAAGACGTATTCGGACTTCCGGCAGCCAACTACTCAACGCAAAAAGGCGAATCCCTTTATATTCCGCCCGATTACACCGCCAAGCCGATTGAGCAGGCGCGGCTTTTCGAGGTTCCGTATCACGTGCTACCGCTGGTGCTATCCGACGCCGAGCGTGCGTTTATTAAGCCGACGGATTGTTTTGTCTGGAGCCTGGGCGCGCAACCAAGCGCGCTTTCTGTCGGCTACGACATGCTGGTTAACGTGGGCGCAGGCTATACACAAACCGCTACAGGCTCATTCACGCCTTTTATTCGCTTGGCAGATGCCGCAGGCGCTTATCAAACAACCCTTAAATTTAAACTTGAGGGCGATTATGCGGCGCTTGATAACGCCGAAGCGATTATGATTGATGATGAGATTATCAAGATTGATTCGGTGGATTTTAACGCCGGCACAATGACCGTCGGGCGCGGTTGTGCAGATACTATCCCGCAGCCACATAAAGCGGATGCCATGGCCTGGTGCTATCTGCTTGCCGCCGGCACGGACGAAACAAAATACACTGTGGGCGAAAATATTAAGGCTAAGCTACTCACCCGCACCGCCCAGCAAACGCTGGACGAAGAAAAAGCAGCAGAATTAACGCTGACCACCCGACAACGTCAGGCACGCCCTTATCCGCCAGGCAATGTACGTATAGATGGCAGTTACACCAATGCTATTCGCGATGGTTCATCTTTTAAGCTGACCTGGGCGCACCGTGACCGTGACGTGCAAGCCGAGAAGCTCATTGCGCACACCGAGGATAGTACCGTCCGGGGTGAGGGCGTCAGCTACAAACTGGAGTTATTAGACGGCGACACCGTGGTGCGCTCAATTGACACCACGGACACCCAATTTGACTATAGCAATAAGGGCTTACGCACAGCCATGATTGACCCATTAGGCAACCGTACCACCTTTAACTATAACGCCGACAATCAGTTAGCAAGCCGTGTTGACTGCTCCGGCAATATAACTCAATTGGAATACAACGATGATGGTTTACTCACCACCGTCATTGACGCATTGGGTCAAAAAACACACTACATCTATAACAATAATCATCAGCTCATTCAAACAACCTATGCAGACGGTAGCCAAGAACAGTTTACTTATGATACCGCAGGACGTTTAATCACCTATACCGACGGCAAAGGTAACCAAACCGAATATGAGTATAGCGTCGATGATTTACCGGTTAGCCGTAAAAATGCCTTGGGTCACACGTTTGCTTACACCTACGACAACGCCAGACGCTTAGTTCAACTCACCAATGAAAACCTTGTCACCTATCGCTTCGATTATGACCCGATGAACCGTTTAACCGCCGAAATCGGCTTTGACAACCGCAAAACCGTTTATCATTACAACGAAAAAGGTGAACTGGCCACCCAACAGGAATTCGGTACGGATAACCATAAACAGGTGTTGCGTACCACCGAATTTAAACGAGATAAACTGGGTCGAGTCATTGCCGAACAGATTCAACAGTTTGACGGTCAAACCCAACAAACGAGCTATCACTATGACCAACTCGGCAGACTAAGTCAGTTAGAGGATGAGCAAACGACAATACACTTTACTTACGACAATGTAGGCAGAGTCATTGAACATCATTTATCAGATAAAAACGACCACAGCCAAGTGATGCGTTATACCTATGACGCTAACGGCAACCGATTGAAAACCAAATTGCCGAATGGTGAACAGATTGATTATCACTACTATGGTAGCGGGCACTTATCCACAATCAAATTCAACGACCGCTTAATCAGCGACATCACCCGAGATAAACTGCACCGTGAAGTCTCGCGTACACAAGGCAAACTGGTCAAATTGGACGCTATCGGCAGATTAGAAGAACAGTTAGCGACGCTGGAGCAGCAAACAACCCAACAAGCCCTTGTCAATCGAACTTATCGTTATAACGAGGTGGGCAACCTAATACAAAGCCGTGATTTACGCATGGGCAATCAGGATTACTATTACGACAAACTCGGTCAACTGACCATGACCGGCAATGAAGTCTTCGCCTTTGACCCGGCGCATAACCTGATTGAGCGGGAAAGCGAGAAACGTCTAAACAACCAACTACACGAATACCAAGGCATCACTTATTACTATGACGAGTTTGGCAACTTAAGCCAACGTAAACGCAATAACGGTGAAGTACAAACCTATTCCTACAATGCTAAAGACCGGCTGATTAAAGCGGTGATTCAAAGACCGAATCAAAAGGCGGAAACCTGGCATTATCAATACGATGTGCTTGGCAGACGAATGATAAAAGTGCGGTCGGAAAACGGCGCGTTTCTAGCACACACAATGACTGAATTTATGTGGGATGGTAGCCATCTGGTGCAAGAAATCAATCGTGAAAATGACCGCACTTTCAGCTATATTTACCGCAGCCCACAAAGCTACGAGCCGTTGGCGCAGGTGTGCACGGACAACAAACAAAACCATACACAAACGCGCTACTTCCATTGCGACCAGATTGGTGTGCCACGGGAATTAACGGATGAGAACGGCAATCTTTGTTGGTATGGTGATTACCTCGGCTGGGGCAAACTACGTAACAGCCACAACCTCATGGCGAACGTACATCAACCGTTCCGCCTACAAAACCAGTATGCTGATGAAGAAACCGGCTTACATTACAACTTCTTCCGCTACTATGACCCGTATATTGGGCGTTTTACACAGCAGGATCCGATTGGGCTTGCCGGAGGGAATAACCTATATAGGTTTGAGGGCGCGGTACAGAATCAAACCGATCCACTGGGATTATTTGCACCAGTACTTGCGGCACCTTGGATTTTGGAAGGATTAGCCTATGCCGGTACAGCTATGGCGGGCATTCTTATTGGCGTAGGTATAATGGATGCTAAGGAAGAGTATGATAAGGCTCAGGCTCAATCTGCCGCAGAAATTGAAGCGTCTAAATGTGAAAAAGAACGCAAAAGACGTTGTAAGAAGTGGGGGACTGGAACACCCAGGCTAGAAATATAGTTAATATTAATCGTAGAGGACCTAAGGGGATAAAAAGAATTGATAGACCTGAAGAATCAGTTCCTGGCTCCCAATATCATGCCCATGCTTACAATGATGCAGCACTTAATGTAGATGGAACGGTACATGATAAACATCGTGGAATGCCACCATTCTCTAAAGATGATAAAGATTTTCTATTTTGTTACGGCTGGAAAGGAGTATAAAAGATGCAGAGCTTAACATTATTAAATAAATTAGCAAAACTTGAAAAATCTTATCAAGAAAAGAATATTATAGATTTTTTAAAATATCCTGTTGAATTTGAGGAAATACCAATTATTACCCAAAAGGGAAGAGAAGATATTTTTCTAGAGACTTTCTCTAAAAAGGATTTTGATGTTTTCTTTTTAAATGTGGCTTTGTTTTATCTTAATAATATCAAGCTGATGGCGAGAAAGGTGTTAAGTGAGGAAGAAAGGAAAGATCTTTTTTTCTGTATAACATATCCTGATTTAGAATTATCTGACTTATATGGTTTTAACATACCAAATATATGTATTTCAAAAACAAAATATAAAGAAAAATTTGAGGAAAAACCGCAAGTAAATTTAGATCAGATGTTATGGCTAAAAAATTCCTTAGAACAACTTGGATATATCGATACATTTAAGATTGTTTATTCTAAATCTGATGATGGTTTTGGTGGTGAATTCTTTAGAGTATTTTTATTAAATAAAGAATAATATTATTTCCTATTAATTAAGTTAATAACTAGGTTGTCGAAGGTTCCTACTAAGTTAATCAACTCACTTATCTTCAGGATAAACAAAATCTTCAAAACCGTTAAGCTAAGAAGTTGATTTGCAGATTACTGCAAATTCTGTGTAGGGATCATAGATGGTAGATTTCTACAATATATGGAGTGTACAAATAGTTCCTCCTAAAACAATAGGATATCGTCCTCTTGATGTTATTCCTGATGATAAAACAAAGCATGGAGTATATGGTTCTCACCATAATATATTTAAATTGAGTCAAATCAAGCGCTTTATCCAAATTGTAAATGTTTTTGGATTAAACAAAAGTATGTATTAAAAACCACATCAATGAACTCCTGCAATGGTGCCCGTTGAGCCATTTGTAAACTAAAAAGGTATTCTCATGAAACATGCTACCCATAAAAATATAATTCTTAGTGATCTTGTTTATTGGAAAAACTCGTCTCCTTTAGATAAAGGTATCGTGGTTTGTTTGATCGATGAAGGCGTATTTTTAGATGGATACGACTTTTCTTGCTTAAAAGACTCAGGAGGTGGGATAATGATGTTGTTTGATTCTACAGGACTTGTTCAAATCATGGGGGATGATAAAAATATAGATATTGAATTTATTTCTCACTTAACGACTTCAGAGATTAATAATTTTTTGAAGAGTATTTTTTCTTAGAAAAGAAACATAAGTTAACGTCAATAGACACCAACTAGTTGATAAATCACTATTTTAAAGTACATCCCAGCCATAGTAAAAGGCCTAGTAAAAAACAGACTCTTTTACCATGGCTGCCTTATTTCTCACAAACTTCTTTCAGAGCAAGATAAATATCATTCTTATCATTCTCAAGAAATTCTGAGATAACGACATTGTTAAGAAGTCTGTTTACATAGCCTTTGGCTACAATTAGACTAAGTTTTAGATCAGCTAATTTTTCCTCAGAAATTTTATAGTTTTCCTTTAGGCGCTCCATTTCCTTCTGCATAATGGCTATGTCAGCAAGTTCTGATGTAGCTTTAGGCTTGTGTGATTCAACCAATTCTTCTTTACGAGAGCTGAGTAACATCATATTAGCATACGTTACAGTAAATTTATTACTAGCTAACATCATATCAGCTACCTCAATTTGCCGTTCTGGTTTCATTTTTCGTAAAATTCGGAAAATTTCTTTACCAACGGGTTTATTAGCAAGCTTCTCGGAGACTTCTTGAGTAATCCCTTTCAACATTGCCATTTTCTGACGAAGAATTTTTATATCTATATTAAGTGTTCTTGAAATTGCTTCATCAGATACACCACGCTCAATAGCTTTCATTATCATATTATGTTCTTGAATCGCGGTAAGTCGATTAATTTGCTTGTTATAGGTGAAACCTTCATCATCAGTAGCAAGCATACATAATGTTTCCGTCATACCTAACATTTTTAATGCATGAAGTCGAGAATGTCCATCAAGTAATAGGTACTGTCCGTTGTCAGGATAAACAACAAGTGGCTCAATAATACCAATTTCCTGAATAGAAGAAAAAATACTCTGAAACTTAACACTTTTCTCAAGTTTATTATCTATAGGGTGAGAAGAAATAATAACATCGAGTGGTAACAT